AACAGATATGATATAACAGTTGTAGATTTACCTGTCTGTCTAGGCATTTTACAAATGTTAAATCTATTATCATGAAAGTTATTAATTAACTTCTCTTGGAAATCATATGGTGCAAAAGATTTTAAACCCTCATCAAGAGTCACAATCTTTACATAGTTCATAGCAAAGTAGACAGGATCTTCTTTGCATTTCAAATACTCCTCAATATTTTCTTGAGTAAACTCAATTTGAGTATTTGCTTTTTTTAAATTAGGATTACCAAGATAAATTTCACTCATAATATTCTAGATCAGCAATTCCATCTACGAAGTGCTTTATTTATTCTTGAATCTGGATCTCTAGCAGTCTTGGCAGATGTAAGTCTCTTCTTCATTCCTTTCATTCTTCTACAGAATGATAATCTTCTCTTTGCAGATTTAGATCCTTTCTTTAACTTGGATGGTTTAGTGGTAACTGCAGTCTTTAATTTAGAACCAGGATTTTCTCTTCTATAAGCATTTACTGCTTTTTGACTTAGACCATCTGTTTTATCTTTTCTATTTACAGATTGCCAATCTTCATTTGTTGTTTTTGTTTCATCTGTATCTTCTACATCTGTCTTATCTAAGGTTTGTTTTCTTTTCTTTGCTAATTGTATATTTAATCTAGACATCTTTTTTGATATCATCAACTCTTGTGGAGACATCTGCACTGACTCTTTCATATCATCTGCACCCACATGAATGTAAGAATCACTATTATCAAATGCTGTTACAGAGAATCTTTTTAGAACAGAACCAGGATAAATTTTACTTAATGCATTTTGAACTTCTGCTTTCTGAGGTTTGGAAACTTTAGGGAAGAACATTTTGATAGCATACATCTTACCTCTCCAGTTAAAGGTTAGATCATATACATTACCATATTGAGTTGGGATTCTTGATGCCTCATATAGACTATCCTCACATTCACATGGTTCACAACTACAATGTGGACAAATCTCTCTGTCTTCTGGTTCTTCTTTTCTTCTTTCTTCTGATATCCAGTTTCCACCTTTTTGAATATACCATTTAGATGCCCAATCATGTGCATCATGAGAATAGAAATCAAATCTCCCTTCTGCTAATTCCTTTGCTTTATCCCATAACTTAGGATTAGTAGGATCATTATTTTCTTCTAATGATTTTAATATTTTTAATACTTCTGCTCTCTCAATAACTCTCTTCACCATAGGACTACTATATGATTCTGATTTAGTCCCTGATTGATCACCACTAGGATGAGATTTATAATCTTTCTTTTTAGCAAATGTTTTGACCATGGTTGGTTTTGCTGCTCCTGACTTCTGTTGTTGACCTGGATCTTGCTGTCTCTTTCTTCTTACTGCTGCTGCTATTTTTGCTTTACCTTTTTTACCTTGTCTCTTTAAACTTGCAAGTCTTGAAGATGAAAAACATTTAGGAGTTTTAGTTTCTCCTTTTTCATTGGCACATGGAGATCCATCAGCTTGAACCCAACCAGGTTTGCCACCTTTTGATTTAGATTTTCCAAACCAATCTCTTAAAGATTCGTTCACATTATTACTAGTATCCATGTTTTTATTTATAGGATTACCCAATTTTGTCCATCAGGAACAGTTACTTCTACACCTGAGTTTATAGTGATAGGACCAACACTCACTGCAGATTGATCATCAGGAAACTCATAATCTTGTGTAACTGTCATACCATTCATTTGAAATACAGAGTCATTACCTCCACCTTGAGCAGTATTTCCTGAGAACTTTTTAGCAGTAACTATGGTTGTTCCTGCATCTATACCATCAGAAGTAATTGTAACAGCAGATCCAACTATTGCTGATGCACCAGTTAGAGTTCCAGTAACATTACCAACAAATCCTCCACTTGCAGTGACAATGCCAGTAGCATTGATACTTGCCATGGTTGCTGGTGTTGATGTATTAATATTATCAGTAGATGCAACTCCTGTTAATCCTGATCCATCACCAGTAAAACTAGATGCTGTGATAATACCTGAGTAAACACCACCACCCTGATTTAGGGTTACACCAATTCCTGTGGCAGTAGATCCAACATTAAGTGATGTGGCAGTCAATATACCAGTGACTGTTGTATCTGTTGAGGTTTGAGAATTAGTAGTTCCTTCAACTGTAAGATCACCTGTGACAGTTATGTTTCCAACTGCAACATTAGGTGTTCCTGTTAATCCTTGAGCATTTGTAGCAACAGTAGCAGTTGATGCATTGCCTGAAGTATCTTGATTACCTGAAGCGTTGACACCTGGCAAGTTGATATTAGCACTACCATCAAATGAAACTCCACCTATTGTTCTTGCAGTTGCTAGTTTTGTTGCTGTTGCTGCATTTCCTGTGGTTGATCCAGATGTACCAGACACATTTCCAGTGACATTACCAGTTACATCTCCTGTTAAATCACCTGTTACATCTCCAGTTAGATCACCTGTTACTCCACCATTAGCATTAATAGCACCAGCAAATGTTGAAACTCCAACTACATTAACACCTTTTTGAGATCCTAAGAATGTAGATACACCAGATACCACCATTCCATTTCTGGCAGTGATTAAACCAACAGAATCAATACTGGTTACATCTTCATATGTTAATGTTCCTCCTACAGAGAGGTTGCCAGATATAGTTGCATTAGTTACCTGTAAAGTTCCTATTGTGCCAACACCAGATACATTTAAACCTGTGGTTACACCTGTTATGTTAATCCCTTTATTAAAATCAACAGGAGTGTTAAATCTATCAGTAGATCCAGCACCTGTAACATTTGTCAATCCAGATCCATCACCTACAAAACTTGTAGCAGTAACTACACCACTAGAATTAATATGTCTAGATGCAATATCAACAACAGATATACTTGGTGTTCCAGTCAATCCAGTTGCTGTTCCAGTTACATTACCTGTAATGTTACCAATAAAACTTGTTGCTGTAATGATACCAGATGTGTTTATGTTTTGTGTGATATTACCTGAGGTGTCACCAACAATTACATCTCCTGATTTAATTGGTAGAACAATAGAAACATTACCTGAGTATTCTGAATGAGGTGCTGACTTTAATCTTGTATAGTGAGAGTTACCAGATTCACAATAAAAATCTACTCTAGCAGGATCTCCATCACCACTCTTTAATTGAATGTTATTTGTAAATGTGGATACTCCAGAGGCAGTCACATTTGCTACAGATATACTTGATCCTGTAATGGTTGTGCCAGATATTGTGCCAACTGAAATATTTGGTGTTCCACTTAATCCAGCAGATGTTCCAGTTATATTAGATGAAGTAAGTGCAATTGTGCCTGCCGTATTTGGTAGAACAACTGTAGGATTACCAGAAAAAGCAGAGTGTGCTGGTGCTTGTAATCTTAAATAATGAGCATTATTTGATTCACAATATAAGTCTATTCTTGCAGGTGATCCATCATCACTTCTTAATTTTATTTGATTTTCTAATTGTATTTTACCAGCAACATTTAATTTAATTCCAGATACTGCATCTGCACCTATACCTACACTTTTACTGGTATTGATTCCAACACTATCAACTGCCCATGTACCAGCAGCACCAACTGCTCCACTACCACTTGCATCTGCACCAATAAACTTACCAGTTGATGATTGATACTTTAAAAATTTACCATCTACCTTTACACTATCTCTATCTACATCATCTAAAAACTCAAGGCGAACTTCTCCACCACCACCTTGTTCATAAACTACTTGTTTTAATACTTCTATTTCTTTTCTAAGTTTTTCTAGATCTGGTTCAGTCTTTATAGTCTCTACTTCTTCACTAATAACATCTAATATTTTTACAGCATTATCAACTATACTATCTTCAACTTCTTCAGTAGCAATCTCTTCAACTTCCTTTTCAACCTTTGGTTTTTCAATTTTCTTTTCTTTTTTAGGTTCCTCATTAAATAAAATATTTTTAAATGCCTCTACATCTTTCTTTAACTGTTTCTTTTCCTCTTCAATTTTGCGTGACTCTGCCTCCATAGAGGAAAAAAGATTATCTAATGATAGATCACCAATAATCTTTTTCTTTTCCTCTTTTAATTTTTTCTTCTCACCACCTATTGATTTGAAGAAATCATTTAGAGACTCTTTATTGTTTGTCATTCTGTTTTAGAAACTTTTGCAGTTCTGCAGTTGAACCTACAAATAGTGAATTGTTAACAGTTGTTGGACCTTTAGATTCTTTTTCTTCATTTACATCTTTTAGTTTTTTCTGTAGATCCATTAATTTATCAGTAGCATCTGCCACATTTTTAATTAACTGACCTGCAACTTCATATGCTCTTGGCATTTCACTCTCTGATGCTAATTCAAGTATTCCATTAATTGCTTCTTGTCCTTTCTCAATAATTGAATATAACTGTCCTCTAGTATATTTGTAGTCCTTCTCAATGTCAATATCACCTTGTGATATTGGAATAGGTGGTTTTGAACTAACTTCTATTTCTCCTGATTTATCATAATCAGTGTTTAATGTTTCATTTAATGAGTCATATTTTGCCATAGTTTTAACCTCATTCTATAGATCCATCAAATCCAAAATCATCACCAAACTCAATGAGTGCATTATCCTCTTTAGCATCAGTATAATTAATACCCAAGATTTGTGCACCTTTAACATGATTTTGAACAGTGGTATTATCTTGTGCTCTCTTCACAGTTAGTTTATTTCCTGTTACTGAGTCAACAAGCATTTCTTCTTGTCCCACATAGATGTATTTACCTGCTTCAACTTTTGTCCCATCATCAACCTCTATGATTGTTTCTAATAAATCCACATCCTCTGCTAATAGAGTTCTAACATCACCAGTATAATCTTTAGTTGCTCTTGCTACTGTCTTATAAGTAACACTTCTATCAGGTGCTCTGCCTGCTTCTCTTGAACCAGCAACATAACCAATAGCAGTTTTCTTGATGATAGATCCAGTAACATCTGTAATAGGACCAAATAGAGTTGTTTTTGCAGTAAAACTTAAAGTGTATATTAATGCTCTTCTAGTATCAAAGTTACCCTCATAATCATCCTCCATTGATATATTATCTAAGTTTATAGGGACATCTCTTTTTTCTTTCAGATTACCTAAAAAATTAATTGGAAGTTGATATGCAGGTTGAAAGTATGGAAGTATCTGTTCTATAATTTGAAGCATATCATCATTCAACTTAGTCATGATTGATAGTTCAAATCTCATATTATATGGAACTGGAAGATAATTCCTTTTTACATTTGCTCCATCAGGAGTTTGATTTATTATTGTTTGTGTTTGAGTTGATTTTCTAGATGAATCATATTGCAATCCCAAAAACTCAAAAGACATTCTTGGAAGCGTAATTGAAACAGGTTTATTTAAATCTGCTTCCTGTTGCATTCTTGCTAAAAACTTTTGTGTAGGACCATATGCTAATGGAACCTTGATAATAGAATCTCCTTTCTTGATTTCAATTCCATTAAATAGGGATCCAAATCCAATGATAACAGATCTAAAAATTTCGTTGTAAAAATACTCAAACATTATCTTATACCTATACAGTACTATTTAACGATTTTATTTTAGGGCATTCCAAATGGATTCTTCTCTGTAAAGTCTATAATACTATCTGCCTCTGATTGTATCACATCATTTTCAGCAAATCCAGAGACTTCATCATCAGTATTGACACTGAATATAGCAAACTTAGCACCAGAGTTTTGACCTATGATTTGCTCTCCCTTCACAAAGTTAGATGAAACAATAGATATCTCTAACTTATTAGTAACTGCATTCCATTCTTTAACTCTTGCAGTAGCACCAGATGTCTGACCCTCAACAATCTCATTGAAGATATAAGATCCAGTTCCAATACCTGAACCAGCACTTGTAGGTGCATCAAATGTTATGGTTGGTGCAGTTGTGTATCCTGAACCAGCATGACTGATAAATGCAGCAGTAACTATACCAGAGGCATTTATTAAACCAATACCTCTTGCAGTTGTTCCTACTCCAACATTTCCTGATGCTGTGAACTGTGGATTTGTTGTGTATCCTGAACCTCCACTTGCTATGGATACCACACCAATAGATCCTATGGTAGTAATGCCTGCAGTTGCTGCAGCACCCACTCCTGTCCCTTCAGGATCCTGAATAGTAATCATTGGTGCCTCAGTATACCCTGAACCTGCATTTGATAAATTGATTGCAACTATCTTACCATCAGTCAAACCTGTATCACAGTCAATGAATGTATTTGATATAGATGCAAATCCAACAGCAGATATACCCCCATCAGGTGCTGATGATATTCCAATTATAGGTTGTGGTGATTGTTTATATCCTTTACCCACATTGATGATTGAAATTCTATCAACTGCTCCACTAGCAACATAAGTTGCAGTAGCAGTTGCAGTCACTGCTGCTCCTATTAATGTTAGTGTTTGAATATATCCTAGTTGTTCTACTTCATCATCAATAGTATCAACACCAGTATCAATGACCTCATCCTCATATCTGAATAGTTCACATCTTAGTTGATATACATATGTTTTCTTGAGTTGATAGAATGGTTGTTCATGCTCTACATATTTAATTTCAAATAATCTATCACCCAGAGGGAAGTAAATTAGATCACCTTCTTTAGGTCTAGTTGCTAGTTCAATATTAGGTATACTTTTAATTAATGGTGTAATATAATTTTCATATCTTTCCCTTGAGATGATCAAAGTTAAATCATCTACATTTTGTATTCCAAACTTTGATAGTAAAGTTCCTTGTCCACCATATCCTTCATAACTATCCACATATGCTTCAATGGGATATGCACTGTCAAACTCAGACTGTACAACCTCTCTAATAACAGTATTCTTAGTAATATATCTTCTAGGAATATAGAATACTTCAATACCATATATCTTTAATTGCTCATTGATTAGGTCTTGAACTAAACTTTGTTCACCAGGTGATCCTTGTAGAAAATAAGGGTTAAGTGCCATATCATTATCCTATAAAATCTAAAGGTGGTATTTCATAGGTACTCAACATTTGTGCTCTTATTTCATCTATCTCTCTTTGCCCATCATCATATATCTGTCTACCATTCAATTCAGTTCCACCAGGTAACTTGACACCTTGGAACTTGATAAGATTCATACCCCATTGTCTTTTG